GCGGGCGCAAGGCGTGCCGGCACGGCGACAGCTGTACCCCTCCCCCCGGCCCCGTCCGCCAATGGCGGCGCGGATGCCGGAGCTCCCCCGAAAGGGGAGCCACGAATCAAAGAAGAATACACCCGGTACGGCAGGCACTTGCTGTGCCGGGTGTTTTTGCTAAGGAGGCGGAACGATGACAGCCGGAAAGGCGATAGAACTTTGTGACCAGATGCGGCCGAACAACGACTTTGGGGACGAGATGAAGCAGATGTGGCTGCGCCAGTGCGACGCGCGGCTGCGGCAGACGGTGGTGAACCGCTCGGCCTGCGGGGACTTTGACGCTGTGGGCGCCGACATGGCCGGGGACGGGCTGGAGTATGACACCCAGCTGCTGGCACCGGATGCCTTCAGCGCACTGTACCAGCACTGGCTGTGCGCCCAGATGGACCTGGCCTTGGGCGAGACGGCCCGGGCGGTGAACGAGCTGCAGATGTACAGTGACTACTGCCAGGAGTTTGCAGCCTGGATGCGGCAGAAATACCCCCCGGCGGGCGGGGTGCAGTGGAGGTACTGAGAGATGATCGACGGGACGAACCTGAACCAGATGACCGGCAGCCGCCAGCTGCTGCGGGCCTTTGGGGGCATCAACGAGACGTACAGCTGCAGCGAGGCGGAGCTCTCGGCGGCGCTGAATTTCTCCGGCCGGGGATTTCCGGCGCTGCAGACCCGGGCCCTGCGCAAAAAGGTGCGGGACGTGGAGAAGGTGAACGGCATGTACCACCTGAACGGGCTGCTGATCTGCCGGGGCACGGGGCTGGAATATGCCCCGGACGGGCAGACCGGCCGCACGGCGGCGGTGACGCTGGAGAATGTGCTGACGGACGACCGCAAGGCGCTGGCCGGCATGGGCAGCAAGGTGCTGATCTGGCCGGACAGGCTGGCCTTTGACACCGAGACCGGCCAGCTGGAGCCGCTGGGGGCAAAGTGGGAGCTGGGCGACCGCAAAATGACCGTGTGCCCCTGCGACACGGAGGGCAAGGTGTACGAGGTGGCCGGTGCAGGCGACACGGAGCCGGAGAGCCCGGAGGACGGGCAGCTGTTTTTGAAGGGCGAAGCCGGGAACCTGTACGACTATGAGAGCGTGCTGGAAAAGTGGAGCGCCAAGAGCGGCAAGTGGGTGCAGGTGCTGGTGAACACGGTGCGCATGACCTGCCCGGGGATCGGAGGCCTGCTGAAGGAGGGCGACACAGTGACCCTGACCGGCATGCCGCAGGCCGTGTGCGACGCTCTGGCGGCAGACCTGAACGGAGAGATCGTGGTGCAGGCGCTGGAGGGGGACGACCTTGTGGCCAGTCTGACCCCGGCTCAGGACAGCAGCCGGTACTATGGCAGCTGGACCATCACGGCCACGGGCGCCAGCTGGCGCAGCCTGGACGGGGCACGCACCGAGAACGAGGGCCTGGCCGTGAGCATCACGCTGGAGCGGCGGGTGCCGGACCTGGACTTTGTGACGGAGCAGGGCAACCGGGTGTGGGGCTGCAGCAAGAAGGAAAACACCATTTACGCCTGCCGCCTGGGCGACCCCACCAACTGGTACAGTTACCGGGGCATTGCAGCGGACAGCTACGCCGTGAGCGTGGGCAGCGACGGAACCTTTACCGGCGCGGCCAGCTGCATGGGGTATGTGCTGTTCTTCAAAGAAAACTGCATCCACAAGCTGTACGGCTCCAAACCCAGCGACTACCAGCTTTCCAGCGTGCGGTGCCGGGGCGTGGCAGCCAACGCCGCCCACAGCCTGTGCGTGCTGAACGAGACGCTGTATTACCTTTCGCCCGGCGGGGTGATGGCATGGGACGGCAGCCTGCCCAGCAAGGTGTCCGGCGCGCTGGACACCGGGAAGCTGACGGGGGCCGCGTGGTGCGCGGCCGGAAGCCTGGACGCGCGGTATTACCTGTACCTGCGCCGCCAGGGGGACAGCGCCGGGCGGCTGCTGGTGTACGACACGGAGCGGGGCCTGTGGCACGAGGAGAGCGCCGTGGGTTACGAGATGGCCAGCACCGGCCGGCAGCTGTACCTGTGGGACGGCCGGGCCCTGTGGGCGGCAGACCCCGACCGGGAAACAGAAGGGGAAGCCGAGGCGGCGCTGCAGTTTGAAGCGGTGAGCGGAGACATTGGACTGACCGAGACGGATGACAAATACATCAGCCGGATCACCCTGCGGCTGGACGCCCAGACCCACAGTGTGGTGACGCTGGCGGTGAGCTACGACGGCGGACCCTGGGAGACCCTGCGCACGGCGGCCGCCACGGGAGACCATGCCCGGCTGAACCTGCCCTTTGAGCCGCGCCGGCACGACACCCTGCGGCTGAAGCTGAGCGGCACGGGGCAGATCGCACTGCGGAGCATGGCCTTTACATTGGCGGGCACCACCGGCGGCCGGGTGACCGGGGCCGGGCCGAGAAAGTGAGGAAGAACGATGGCGAGTTTAGCGGGGCTGAACGGCATCAGCCTGCCCAGCTTTGGCAGCAGCATGGACCCGGAGGACGCCCGGGCGCTGCGCAACTACCTGTACCAGCTGCAGGAACAGCTGGGGTATGTGCTGACCAACCTGGACAGCGAGAACATGAGCGAGAATTTTTTGAGCAGTAAGGGGGAGACGGAATGAGCAGACTGAGCAATGCCCGGACGGAACTGGAGAACTACGAAAAGACCCGCCCGGCGGACTATGTGAGCCAGTACCAGCCGAAGATCAAGGACGTGATGGGCCAGCTGGACGGCATGAAAGAATTTGACTACGACCCGGACGCCGACACGGCCTACCAGCAGTACAAGAGCCAGTACACCCGCTCGGCCAAGCTGGCGAACCAGAACGCCCAGGCCAACGCGGCGGCCCAGACCGGAGGCTACAGCTCCAGCTACGGCACCCAGGCGGGCCAGAACGCCTACACGACCACCATGAACAACCTGGACAACGTGCTGAACAGCCTGCAGGACCAGAGCCGCAGCGAGTACACGGCCAAGCGCACCGGGCTGGAGAGCCGGCTGAGCGGACTGCAGAACGCCGAACAGCAGGACTACCAGAACTACCAGAAGGACATGGCCAACTGGATGGACGGGCTGCAGTACCGCCAGAACGAGTACGACAAGGCCAGCAGCGAGAGCAGCCAGCGCACCAGCCGGTGGCTGAACGGCATCCTGAGCGCGGTGCAACTGGCGGCGCAGATCTTACCGTTCTTTTTTGTGTAAGGAGGGGACACCATGGGAACCATTGCGAGACTGAACACGGCAAAGAAGAAGCTGGCCCAGGCCGAACAGGCTATGCCGGGGGCCTACCAGAACAACTACACGGACAGCATCAACCAGAAGCTGGTGCAGCTGGCGGATGCCAGCCTGACCGGCAGCACCGGCGTGGACACGGACGCCCTGAATGCCGCCTACCAGCAGTACCGGGCAAACAGCGTGGCCAACGCCCAGAACGGCGCGGCGGCCGCTGCCGGCACGGCCAATGCCCTGGCGGGCGGGTACGGTGCGGACTGGGCCAAGACCGCGGCGAACCAGGCGGCAGGGGAGCAGATCGCAGGCGTGGACAACAGTCTGAGCAGCCTGCGGGCGGACGCTTTGCAGAACTGGAAGCAGAAGATGAGTGACACCACCAGCGTGCTGGACGACCTGCTGGGCCAGCAGAGCCTGGAACGCAGCGAGTATGACGGCAGCGTGAGCAATGCCCAGAACTGGCGGGACTACCTGAGCGGCCGGGTGGACACGGCACGGCAGGAGAACAACGATTTCTGGAACAATGTGTGGAACGTTGTGAAGGGAGTGGGCAATGCGGTAAAGACCGGGTACGATGCCTACCAGGGCTATTACCAGTGGGACAAGGAGTTTGAACTACAGAAGCAGCAGTATGCGGACAGCCTGCAGCGCACCCAGCTGAGCGACCAGATCAGCGCCATGGAACAGGCGCAGGCCTTTAAGCAGGCGGGCTTTGATGACCTGGCAGCCCAGACCCTGACCAAGTACGGACTGGACAGCACGATGCTGGACGCCTGGGAGGGCATGAGCGATACCCAGAAGGACAAGATGGCGGCCCTGCTGCAGGGCGCAAGCCTGGCGGGCAGCGGCAACGACACGGCAGCAAAGAATTACCTGCAGATGGCAGGACTGAGCGGGGACAGCACGGACAGCTACGGCACCATTGCCGGGCGGCTGAACAGCTCGAACCTTGCATACCAGCAGGCGCTGCTGGGACTGCAGCAGCGGTACAAGACCACGGGCACCGGAAGCGAGAGCAGCGGCTACACGACCAGCCAGCTGCAGAAGATGGCAAACGAATTTTCCAGCATGAAGGGCACCGAGCCCCTGTACGACTTTTACAAGCAGACCCTGACCGATGCGGGATGGATCAAGGCAGACACCGGCACCAAGGCCAGTACCCAGAGCGCGGCGGGAGGAACCGGAGCGGGAAAGGCGGGAACCACGACCAGCAAGCTGCCGGTAGCGACCGCCAAAACGCCGTGGAGCACCAGCGGCACGGTGGACGGCGTGGCGGGGGCGTCGGTGAGCATGGCCAGCCCGAAAGGCGGCAATTACAATACGGCGCTGCGAGAAGCACAGCAGATGGCAAACAATGGCTATGACATGGCCCAGATCACCGAGTATCTGATCCGGAAAAATTACAGCGACAGCACCATCAGTCAGGTGTCGCAGACTATGGGATGGTAAAGGAGGAGCAACATGAGCCTGAGTGTAGAACAGGTGCGCCAGATGCGGGAGCAGATTAAAGCGAATGACGCCGCAAAAACCGCAGCCCAGAAGAAGACGACGACGACCCAGACGGCCAAGACCACCCCGGCGGCACCGGCAGCCAAGAGCGCCGGCACGGGCCTGAGCGTGGCCCAGGTGGCGCAGATCCGTAGCCAGATGACGGCTGCCCCCGCCAGCACCAGCCGCCTGCAGACGACGGCCAGCACCCCGGCCTGGACCGGCGGCGCCCGGCAGGTGCTGGGAACAGTAAGCGCGGACGCTCTGGGCAAGCAGGTGCTGGCAGACATGACCAGCGACACGGGCAGCCCGGTGGCCACGGACCGGCAGGAGGACTACGAACCGGACTGGAACTATGTTGGCAGCGACAACGCCCCGAAACAGCGGGCCATTGCGCAGGGCACCTACGGCAGCTACGCCAAGGCGGCGCAGAAGGTGGGAAACGCCCTTGCCAAGGACCGGCAGACCGACCGCTTTGACGAGCTGAACCAGTGGATGGACGAAAGCCCCCGGCACCGGGAGGTGGTGGACCTGCTGCGGCAGAAGGAGTACACCACTCAGGAGGACAAGGACGTTGCCCCGGAGCAGGCCGTGCAGGTGACCGGTACAAAGCAGCGGTACAGCCCCGGAGACCTTTTGAAGATGGGGTACACGGCCCAGGAGATCAACGAGGCCCGGGCATACATCCGGGAGTATGATGCCTTGCCGGTGACTGACCGGGTGGTGCGCCGCACGGCGGACACCACGAAGGGCATTGCAGCCACGGTGGCGTCGGCGGTGTCCATGGCGGGCGAGATGACCACCCAGGGCGTGAAGGACATCCGGGCTACCCAGAAAAACGAGGCGGCACTGGACAAGGAACTGGAAGGCGATGCCCGTGGCAAGGAACTGAAAGACCGGATCACGGCGGTGGACATGGACTATAACCCCCAGTACACCGACGAGGATCTGCGCGGCATGGGCTACAGCCAGAGCGAGATCGACGAAATGCGCAGCCGCATTGCCGGGACGGTGCAGAAAACGGCGCTGGATAAAGACACGAGCCTTGGCTACCAGCTGTACCACTACGGCCAGCAGCGCACGGAAGCAGCCCAGGCGGGCATGAGCCCGGCGGCCAAAACAGCCATGGGCGTTGCCACCAGCGCGGCGGAGAACCTGGCTGTTGCGGGCGTGAGCCCCTACCTGGTGCTGCCGGTGCTGAGCGCCCAGGGCGCGGCCGAGAGCATGGGCCAGGACGTGGAGAAGGGCACCAGCGCCGGCCAGGCTGTGGGCGTGGGCCTTGCAAAGTTTGGCGCAGGCTGGGCCATCAACAGCGTGGGCGTGGCGGACATGGCCCGCAGCATGGGCGTGGACTATGCCCGGGACACGGTGGCCGGAAAGCTGGCCGATCTTGTGCGCAGCTCGAAGCTGGTGAGCGGGCTGGGCAACAGCCAGTTGGCCGCCAACACGATCTCCGGCGGCGTGGACAATGCGGTACAGGCCTTTGTGGAGACCTATGCGGACAAGATCATTGATGCCACGCTGGGCGGCGACCAGCAGGCCGCCGACGAGCTGCTGCAGAGCGACACCTTTTTGCAGGCGCTGCAGAGCGGCCTGACGGGTGGTGCCTCCGGTGCGCTGGGCGGTGCCGTGGGCACGGGGCTGGGCGCCATGAGCCGGACGCTGGATGCCCGGGCCGGGATGGAAACGGCTGCCCCGGTGCAGGTGGACACCGAGAGCCGGGCGGCGGATGCCGCAGCGGCGCAGCG